CAGAACTCGTCGGGCGCGAAGTGGTCGAGGATGCCAGGAAGCGCGGCGAGGAAGTCCGGCACGCGTTTCCCGAACTGCTCGATTGCGTCCTCCGCCTCTGGGTCGATGTCGCCGAAGGCGCGTCTGGCGGCGGCCTCGATGGGGCCCCGCCACGCCTCGAAAACGTCCTCATCCATCATCCTGCGGACAGTCGCCCGCGTGAGCCGCCAGGCAGCCTCCCTGCGCCTGGCGGCGAGGTCAAAAGGGCGGTCGGAGAACTCGCCCTGCCGCATCTGCGCCAGCGGGTCTGGCGGCGGCGTCGGCTCCTCCAGCTCGACGCCGTAGGTCTCCATCGCGTATTTGCGGGAGAGTCTGCAGCCAGTCGCCTGTGAGATCTTCAGGTCGCGTTCCGCGCGGGTGTTCATGTCCTCGGGGAGGGCGCAGTCTATCTTGAATCGGATGTCGCCCGCGTCCGCCATGCCGTGCTTCAGGCGGCAGAGCCACTCGACGCAGGTCTTCTGGACGGCCTCCTCGATGACGCCGCAGTCGGCTGCGAGCAGGTCCTGCCGAACGGCCTCCTGAGCAGTGCCCTTGGAAAGGCCGCCAGCCGCGTCGGAGCTTGCCCGCTGGCCGAGTATCACCAGCGTCATGATCTCGTCGCAGTACCGCTGGAAGCTCTCGTAGGCCTGCTGGTTCCCGCTGGACGCGCCGTTGAGGATCTGCATCTCCGTCTCCACCGTGCCCACGCCCGCGCCGCCAGAGCGGATGCCCATGATGCCCTTCAAGAGCTCCTCCCGCTTCTTCACGTCGAAGAAGTCGCCCGAGGGTATCTTGCCGAGGATGAAGGGGATGCCGAAACGCTCCAGGAAGACGGCCCAGTCACGGAAGCTGGAGTTCTTGAAGAGGTGCATCCAGAGCAGCGTCCGCAGAACGCCCTTGCGGCATGGGAGACCCGCCTTCCCGTCGTTCACCACGTAGAGGATCTGCGCTGGGTGGTATTTCGCCAGGGGCACCTCGTTCTTGCCGTCGATGGTCGTGATGGCGGGATAGCCGCCCTCGTCGAACGTCCACACGTCGGGCGAGATGGGGACGAAGCCGTTGATGCCCGCTCCCCCCTTCGCCCAATCGACCACCACGCCCGAATAGCCCGTTCCGATGCAGTCCAGCAGGTGGCCGATGGCCTTCTTGATGCCAGCTCGCAGAAGCTCCTCCTGTATTTCCTCCGCCAGTGACGGCTGCGCCTTGCTCTGGATGCTCCAGGGGCAGGACTGCACCGCCAGCCTCCGCGTCTGTAGGTGGCTTGCCACGATGGGCTCCTTCTCCAGCACGGTCGAGAAGAGAACGGCCTGCTCGCGCGGGTCGCCGCAGTCCGCCTGGGTGATGATGTTGACAAGTCGGTCGGGGGTCAGCCGCACCTTCGCGGCCACGCCGTCGAAGAGGCTCACGGCCATCGCCATCATGTCGCCGCCCGCGCCCTCCAGGCGTTCGGGCCGCCCGTCGGGGAACGCGTTCCTCAGCGCGCCGTTCTTCAGTGTCTCAACGCTCATTTTCCATGTCTCCAAAAAAAGTGAAAAATATTTTCGTGTCTCGGAAAAGTGGCAACCCCCCTGGCCGTTTTCAAGGTCAGAAGACGGTCGCCCACGAGGACGCGCCGTCCCCCCGCTTCCTCTCCTCTGGCAGGGTCACGGCGTATGTCGTCGGCCTGTCGGCCTCCATCACCAGGTATCGGAGCGCGTCCATCGCGTGGTCGTGGGCCTTGACGGGCCTCTCGTCCGCGTCTCTCCCCTCCTTCTGGTCGGCCCAGCGGTATTCGTATAGCTCGCTGATGGTGTTGACGCAGGATTTGGAGATGAAAAGCCTCGGCCTGCCGTCGCCCGCCACGGCGAACCGCTTCTGCGTCGCCTGGATGCCAGCCGACACGTCGTTGAACGCGGGCACGTTGCCCACGCCAGCGTTGTTCAGGACCGCGCGGGCCTCCGCGTCCTCGGGGTCCGCCACCGTCGTGAAGACGTTCTTTTCGGCGGCGAGTATCATCGCGGCGAGGTCGACCACCTGCGTCTTCGTGCGGTAGAGTTCGCGATAGACCCAGAGCCTCCCGTCCCCGTCGATCGCGCCCCAGAGGCAGACGAAAGGGTTGGTGAAGCCGAAGTCGATTCCGCGAATCCTGCGCCACTCGCCCGAGCCCTCGGGGAGCTGGTCGAAGCAGTGGATGTCGGGCTCGAACATCTCATAGACGGCCCCCTCGTTGCTGCACCACTCGCCCAGGAGCATCCTGCGACGCATCACGCCAGGCAGTGCCTCCAGCGTGCGGATGGTGTCGGCGGGGAGGTGCGGGTTGTCGTACGGTGTCCAGGAGAGCCGAGCCCAGCTCTCCGCGTCGGGGAGCGGGACCGCCTCCTGGCTCGTGCCGTTGGAGGGCAAAACGTGCTGCACGCCCACCTGGTGGAGCCAGTGCCGCGGCCCCTTCGGGTTGCAGTCCAGGATGAGCTTGCGTGTCGCGCCAGGGATGTCCTGCGAAAGGCGCGTCATCACCTTCGTCACCGTCTCCCAGCTGATCTGGGTCGCCTCGTTGATGAAGATGTGGAGATATTCGTCGCCGAGGATCTTGTCCACTCGGTCCGAATCGTCCAGCCCGCCCACGCGGATGACGCTGCCGTTCGGGAAGCGGGCCTCCAGGCTGCCTTCCAGGTAGCGGACTCCGCTGCACCCTGGTGGGAGCAGCTTCTTCAGCGATAGGCTCCAGAGGGTTGTCCGCGCGTGGTCGAGCTTCCACCTGGCCAGCAGGATGCGCGCGCCCGCGAACCTCGCCGCCTGGGAGACAAGCCACACGAGCGTCAAATCCGTCTTGCCGCTTCTCGCCCCGCCGTCGAAGAGATAGCGGCGGTAGCGCGTGTCCTCCAGAAGAAGCCACGCCTGCCGCTGCTTCGGCGAAAGGGTGTAGTTCTTGGCCTGTGTGGTCGTCTTCGGCATGATGGAAGGGGAAAGTGCCTGCCCTGCGCGGGCGTTGCGCGTGCGGGCAGGCTTGCACGCGTAAGGAATGGGCGGCGGTATTTGCAGGGGTGAAAGGAAAAGCCCCCCGCTGGAGTGCGCCCCGCCGCCACGCGGCGCCGCCAACGCCCGCGCAGGGCTTCACGCCGCGCCAATGCAGGCGCTGGGGAGACTTCTATAATAATGGCCGTTTGGCACCCCTGCGCAAAGCGCGTCAGCGCGGCGTGGAGATGCGCCAGCTCCGCCTGGCGCAGTTAGACATTGATAACCAGTACCTGCTGCACACCGCCAGGCTGGTCCGCCTCGGCCAGCCCGAGCAATTGCAGCGCCTTCATGCTGTCCTTCAGCTTGATGCGGTAGTCGAGTAGGCACCCGTCCTTGTCGAATATGGGCGTGATTTCCTGAATCGCCTGCGCCAGTGCGGGATCCCGCAGCTTCTCTATGTCGATGTGCCCGCCTGATCCGATGAAGTCCGCCAGCGTCACAGTCGCAACCGCCTTCAGGTGCCGTATCGCGTCGATGGCCTTCAGCTTCTCCTTCTCCGCCAGCTCGTTCTCAAGGTGAGCGATGCGCTTTTTGATTCCAGTATTTTCCAGTAATAACGCCGCGCAGTTGCCGTCCGTGTGCGTCTTCTTTGTCTTGTACCCAGCCGCGCGATAGGATGCGGCGGCATTGCCTCTCTGCTCGCCGACGTATGCGACGCAGAACGCCTCGTGCCTCGGATTCGGCAGCGGCTCTGATCCGTCATACGTCGCTGGAAGCTGTGTTGTCCTTGGCATCTTGTGTAATCTCCGTGTAGAGGTCAAGCGGGTTCCCGCTGCGGATGTAGTCGGCCATGCTGGGGTGTCGTCTCGCCAGTCGCTTCAGGCGCTTCAGGACCGCCTGGTGGCTCGTCCCAAGCGAATGCCCTATCTCGCGCAGGCTCATCCCGCTCCCGCGCATGAAAAGCAGGAGCATCGCGTCTGGACGACCACCCGCGCCCTCGTATATTGCCCGAAGCGCGACGCGCGCCATCCCTGCGGCGACGGCGTAGAGGTCGTCCGAAGCCCCCGCCTCCCTCGCCTCCTCGACGGCCTTCACCGCCAGCGCGTATTCATATCGGGCGTTGTCTCTCATGCTGAATAATATAAGCTGCTTTATGCTTTATTCAAAAGAAGTTTGTGCATTTTTGAACAGCATGTTGGACATTTTTGCACAATTATAAAAATGTGTAAAAAAGTGTGTATTAAATTTGAAATGTGTAAAAAAGTGTGTATATTAATAGCGTAGTTAAAAATAAACAAAGGAACAAAAATGAACTACAACGAACTGACAAAGCTGATGAAGAAGGCAGGCTGGAGATTCCACCACAACGGAAAGGGCAGCCACAAGATGTGGGCCCATCCAGACCGAACATACCAAATCTCAGTGCCTGACCATGGAAGCAAGGAAATGGACCCTGGTCTTGTCAGAGGAATCAAGAAACAAGCTGGAATCGAATAAGAAAAGGGGGCGCAAGCCCCCAAACAGCACACACAGCAAAAAAAAGGAATGGGCGATGGAAAAGAAAACTTATTTTATGTTCGTTCACAAGGGGGACAACTCGGGCTACTGGTGCGAGTTTCCCGACTTGCCTGGATGCCTGTCCGACGGGGAGACGATAGAGGAGCTGACGAAAAACGCGACTGACGCGCTGGAATCCTGGCTGGAAGCCTGGATTGACAACGGCAACGAGGCACCAACTGCATCGGACGCGACTGTCCTGGCGGAGAAGATGGCTGAATGCGACGAACCCGTTCTGTTCCTCGTGCCCGTCACGGGGTATCTGCATGATGCCCCCGTCCGCATCAACATCACCAGCACCGAGGCCAAGATAGCGGAGATCACCGCCTTTGCCAAGCGCGTCAGGCGCCCACGCTCCGAGCTGATGGTTGACGCGACGCTGGAGTACATCCGCGCCAACGCGTAAGCTACAGGCGCAGGTACAGGCAAAAAAAGAGGCCGCTCCGAACGGGGCGGCCTTTTTTGTCCAAGCAAGTTGCCAGCAAGTTGGCGCAAGTTACTCGTTGCTCATGTTTTTTATGGCTGATTGCCCTGGTTGATCATAATGACCTTCCCCTGGTCGCTTTCTATCACTTTAATGCATGGGCATGACCAGAACAGACTCATGTATGAATGATGAATGGAAAGGACTATGTCCTGAAGCTCCTCGTTTCCCTTTTTCTCAAGCATCTCCACCTTCAGGCCCATGGCCTGAGCCTCTGCGGCGGATATATGGCGGGCATGTATCTTCGTCTTGGAATGGTCGTTGAGGGAAGAAATGATTTTCTTTATAGTCTTCTGGGCGTTCTCGTCATTGGCGAACATCCCGCCTTTCAGCCACTTTGTCACGATTTCCGTTGACAGCTTCATGGCGTTTCGGCATTCTCCGATGAATGACGGATGGTACTTGCCGATGATGACCTGCCAAATCGGAAGGCATTTCGGATCCTTTGAGACGGCATCAATCGCCTCCTCGAACTCCTTGAGCACGCCATGGGCTGGAATACCGTTCAATTGAGGGTCTATTGGCCCGATGCTCGACTCCTTTCCCATGACAATGCTTTTCCCGCAGCAGGCAAGCATAGTGCCTCCTGACATTGCCAGCTGCGGCACAAAGCAGCGGATGTCGTCATGGAACATCTCCTTCAGGTACTGTCCGATGGATTCGGTTGCCGCTA